CGTTATTCCCTTCCTTAAAAAATTTGAGGCAACAGTTAAGTGCTGCACTCAAAATGGAGTTAGGGGCGGTTCGGCTACTGTTCACTTCCCTATTTGGCACCAAGAAATAGAAGACATAATTGTACTTAAAAATAATAAAGGTAGTGAAGATAATAGAGTTAGAAAACTAGATTACTCTATACAATTTTCAAAACTATTTTATGAGAGATTTATACAAGAAGAAGAAATAACTTTATTCTCACCACACGAAGTACCAGAACTGTATGAGGCTTGGGGTACACCTGAATTTGATGAACTCTATATCAAAGCAGAAAGAAAAATTAGTGTTAAAAAGAAAAAGATAAGTGCACAAGAATTGTTTTTTGATATTCTAAAAGAAAGAGCAGAAACAGGTCGTATCTATATTATGAATATAGATCACTGTAACACTCACTCATCATTTAAAGATTTAGTTAGAATGTCAAACTTATGCCAAGAGATTACTTTACCAACAGATCCAATTCAACACATAGATGGTGAAGGTGAAATTGCGTTATGTATTTTATCTGCAATTAATGTTGGTACAATTAATAAAAGAGATGAATTAGAAGAACTATGCGACATCGCTGTTAGAGGATTAGATGAAATAATAGATCATCAAAAGTATCCTGTAAGAGCAGCAGAAATATCTACAAAGGCAAGAAGAAGTTTAGGTATAGGTTATATCGGTCTTGCTCACTATCTTGCGAAAAAAGGTTATTCGTATGAACAAAAGATGGGTTGGAAACAAGTAGATAAGTTAACAGAAGCATTTCAATATTATCTATTAAAGGCGAGTAACAATCTTGCAAGAGAAAAAGGCAAGTGTGAATACTTTGATAGAACAAAATATTCAGATGGTATCTTACCAATAGACACTTACAAGAAAGAGGTAGACGAGGTTGTAACCAGAAATCTAACTTATGATTGGGAGTGGTTAAGGAAAGAAATCAAAGAGCACGGATTAAGACATAGCACACTCTCTGCTCAAATGCCATCTGAATCCTCTAGTGTGGTTTCAAATGCTACTAACGGTATTGAACCACCTAGAGATTATTTAAGTGTTAAGAAATCTAAAAAAGGTCCACTTAAACAAGTTGTACCAGAATATAAGAAATTAAAAAACAATTATACACTATTATGGGATATGAAATCAAATGAAGGTTATATAAATATCGTAAGTGTAATGCAGAAGTATTTTGACCAAGCAATATCAGGTAACTGGTCATACAATCCTGAACACTTTGAAGATAACCAAGTGCCAATATCACAAATGGCACAAGACTTATTGACAACTTATAGATTAGGTTGGAAGACTTCATACTATCAAAATACATATGATGCGAAGAAAGATATAGATGAGCCATCACACCCAGTAGGCTTTAATGATAATGTACCTGAAGATAAACCAATAGAACAAGACGAGGATCCAGAGAACTGTGATTCTTGTACAATATAAGAAAGTAATAAATAAAACGCAATGAGTAGATCAGTTTTTAATAAAAGTAAAGATGTCAGTTTCTTAAAACAACCTATGTTTTTTGGTGAAGACTTAGCTGTACAAAGATATGATACAATGAGGTATCCTATTTTTGACAAGTTAACACAACAACAATTAGGTTATTTTTGGAGACCAGAAGAAGTATCGTTACAAAAAGATAGAAACGACTATGCAGATTTAAGACCAGAACAAAAGGCAATCTTTACATCTAATCTAAAGTATCAAACAATGTTAGATAGTGTACAAGGTCGTGGTCCTTGTTTGGCATTCTTACCATTTGTATCATTACCAGAACTAGAAGGTTGTATTGTAACTTGGGACTTTATGGAAACTATTCATAGTAGAAGTTATACATACATCATTAAGAACTTATACTCTAATCCGAGTGATGTATTTGATACTATTATCAAAGACGAGAAGATAGAAAAGAGAGCTCAATCAGTAACACAATGTTATGATGATTTAATTGAAACAGGTCATAAATGGCATTTAGATAAAACTAAAGTTGACGAATATGATTTAAAAAAGAAATTATGGAAAGCATTAGTGACTGTAAACATATTAGAAGGTTTAAGATTTTATGTATCTTTTGCTTGTAGTTTTGCGTTTGGTGAACTAAAACTATTAGAAGGTTCAGCAAAGATTATATCATTTATCGCAAGAGATGAAAGCCAACACTTGGCAGTATCTCAAAGAATTATAAACAACTTTAGAGATGTAGAAAATGATAAAGTAATGAACAAAGTAATTAAAGATACTGAAGATGATGTATATAAAATGTATGATGAAGCTGTACAAGAAGAAAAGAGATGGGCAACTTATTTGTTCTCTCAAGGTTCAATGATTGGTTTATCAGAAAAACTATTACATCAATTTGTAGAATATATGGCGAATAGAAGAATGAAAGCAATTGGATTAAAACCTGTTTACGACCAAAAGACAAACCCTTTACCTTGGGTTGACCATTGGTTAAATAGCAGATCAACACAAAACGCACCACAAGAAACAGAAATCGAAAGTTATGTGATTGGTGGTATCAAACAAGATGTTAAAAAAGATCAGTTTAAAAAGTTTAAATTATAATGATTGAGAAAAGACAAAAAACTTGTTCTAGTTGCGAAACTAAATATACTGTAGAATGGGACATTGAGGTTCAGGATTTAGAACCATTGACTTGCCCTTTCTGTGGACACGAAGTAGAGGAACTAGAAGATGAAGAAGATACAATCTGGACAAACGAATCCGAAGACGATAATTGGAATTGATTATAGTTTAACAAGTCCTGCCATTTGTGTAACTAAAGATTTTATATTTGAAAATAGTCAGTTTTATTATTTAACTAATAAGAAAAAATATATAGGACCAATGTCAAAAAATATCTTTGGTTTTGAACACCAAGAATACAATACCCCTATACATAGATTTAGTCAAATATCTGATTGGGCATTCGACACAATCAAAGAAACAATCCATACATCACAAAAAGTATTCATAGAAGGTTATTCTTTTGGATCAAAAGGACAAGCAGTATTTCAAATAGCTGAGAATTGTGGTATACTTAAATATAGATTACAAGAAATGAATATTGATTATGATACGATTGTTCCAAGTGTAGTTAAAAAAGGCGCAACTGGTAAGGGTAACGCCGATAAGGATTTGATGTATGAATCATTTTCAAAAGAAACAAATACAGATTTAAAAAAGATGTTTGATGTACAGAAGATAGGTAATCCTGTATCAGATATTGTTGATAGTTTTTACATTGCGAAAGTTGGTTATGAAAATTCAAGTAGTCACTAGTTGGAATAATAAGTTATTTAAAAAATACGCTCACAGATTTCAATCCACTTATAATTGGCCGTTTGATTTAATTGTTTATAATGAAGATGATGATATGTTTGATAAGATACCTGATCTCAAAAAATTCATAGAAAGAAATAATCATAGAGAAGTAGAATCATTTAAGAAAGATGGTGTAAGATTTTCATATAAAGTTTATGCTTATACACACGCCATAGATAATTGTTCAAAAGATGTAGATGGTTTAATTTGTATTGACGCTGATAGTGTATTCTATAAATCAATAGACATAGATTGGATTAAAAAACATATTCACAAAGACGATTGTATGATGTCATACCTTGGTCGAGGAAGTAATTATAGTGAATGTGGTTTTTTGTATTTTAATATGCAACACGATCAGACAAGAAACTATGCTCGTTATATGAAAAAGATGTATGATTATGATGAGATATATAGTTTAAGTGAATACCACGATAGTTATGTTTGGGATTACGTTAGAAAAGTTTTTGAACAAGATATGAAAGTAAAAAATAATAATATAGGTGACAATAGACCTGGACACGTACAGGCAAGATCAATATTAGGAACAGTTTACGACCATACAAAAGGTAAAAGAAAACTAACAGGTAAAAGTCCAGAGGCAAAAATATGATAAAGTATTATTTTTGGGTAACACTACCCAATAAAGGTCCAATGAAAGTTGCTGAAGAAGGAAGAACGTTATCAGAGGCAAAACAAATTGTTGAAAGTAGATTCCCCAATGCAAGAGTGATGTTAGCAGGAAAAGAAGTATGATTATATTGATAATGGGTCTATCAGGTTCAGGTAAAACATCTTTGGCAAAAGTATTAACACCAATGTTTAATGCGGTGTGGTTAAATGCTGATAAGATTAGAGAAGAAGTAAACGATTGGGATTTTTCAGAACAAGGTAGATTAAAACAAGCAATAAGAATGAAAATACTTGCTCAAAAAGCAAAGAGTGAAAATAGAAATGTAATTGCTGATTTCATTTGTCCAACAGAATATACAAGAAAAGAATTTAATGCTGATTATACAATTTGGATGGATACAAAAAAAGTTAGTAGATTTGAAGACACAGACAAAATATTTGAAGCTCCTAATAATCCAGATTTTATAGTCACACATTTTGATGCTGATATGTGGGCTTATTTAATTAAACAAGATATACAAGACAAATATGGAAACTTAGGACCACATAGATGATTAGAATTTTTATAGGATATGATGACAACGA